GCTTGTCTTCCAGTCCACAACTGCGCCGGTGCTAGGTATGAATAGATCCACGTGTGCTTTCATATCACCGTGTGCTACTGCAGTCTCTACTAGGTAGTCCTTGCCATCTGGATCTAAGTGACCGATAGCCTCTTCGATTGCAGCGTGAATAGCAGTACCCATAATTGCAGCCAGCTTGGACTGGTTATCGTTAGTCTCTGGTTGTCCGTTCAATCGGTACCAGACCTTACGACGGCAACCACCTATCTCTGATGGACCTACCTGTGTCTGAGTACTACGATCACGACTAGCATCCTTTGCGTGGAGTACTGTCAGTAGCAGTTCTTTTGGGTCTGTAATCATTGCGGGTTCCTTACGATAAATGCAGCACCTGGATAGTTGGCTGCTTCTAACTGTTGTGCGATCTGCTCACGCAGTTCTATCTCCATAAAGACTGGTTTTGCTGACCTGCGACCAGACTGTAGTGCTTCTTCTATTGCATACTTAAGAGTCTTTTCCATTATCGCTTATCCGTATACTGTAAAAACGCATCTAAAGCATAAGCGCAGACGAAGCCAATAAGCAAACCAAATAAAAATCCGAGCATTTATCTATCCCTTCTCTTGAGTAACTAATTGAATCGGAGGACAGGTATTCACGTCAAGCACCGACGCGATCTTTATTGCGCGCTCTGCTACCACCTTCGACATTAGCAGAGACTTATACGATCCTGGCTTGAGTGAGTAGAGATAGCCCAAGGCAAATGCTCCACCGCTACCGGCTGAGAAGAGTCCACGTTCACTAGCGTTGAAGGATAGATCTGATCCAATAGAAAATAAGTTTCCATCGAAGGCGATGAGGTAGGCATAGCTCGATTCCTTATCGGATGGATCGTATCCATTATCCTTAAAGGCAGCGTAGATACTAGGCAGTACTCGCTTACCCATCCAGTCCACAGGATCGTAGTTCTTATACGTTGGTGGTTTCCAATTATAGGCGAGGATATCTCCAGGACGTGAGTCGCCCGTGATACCTAGCAGGTAGTCGCCCACGTGAACGATCTTCGGAGTCTGCGTAGATATGATGCGCTGATCGTTATCGGTGATCTGCGAGTCAGCTGCCATCACTACGAAATCAGATCCTTGGATACCTACCAGAGTTGTCATTGGCAGATCATATCACGGCGTGTCGCAAGACACACTCCTATCAGGCAGTGTGTACAATATGAGCCGTAGGCGAATAACAGTACAGCGGCCCTAGACGGGCCGAGGAGTGTGAGGAGGCCCGACAGTATGCGGCTCCGTCTACTCTCCCTGCAGAAATTCAGAAGCAGGAACAAGACCTACGATGGCCTTCCTGAGCCTTTTGGAGCCGATCTGAGGGCCTTAGGCCCGATCCACGCCTGTACTTGTGGCTGCACTATGTTCAACATTCTAGCGGCCTTTGAAGATTATGACATTGCTTGGTGGCACCTCGACGGAACCTGTGCCAACTGCGGAAATCTGGTAACAATTCCCTGCCCTGTGGATAACCCTGATGGACCACAAGCTAACGGATATTGATGAGACTGCAAGGACTGGTATCTGTTCAGTCTGCGGTTTTACCAAGATTAAACTCAGAGATAAGAACCGGCCCATCGGTAGCAGGTATCGGTGCAAGGCAGTCTATAAACGCAATGCCATCAAGAACCAGTACCCGTATAAAGTCCATAAGAAGGACATCTGCGAGCACTGTGGTTTCATCCCAGTCCACAGTAGTCAACTTGACGTTGACCACATCAACGGGGATCACTGGAACAACGACCCGTCTAACCTACAGACACTCTGTGCTAACTGTCACCGCTTGAAGACTCACTTGTCAGGTGATTCCAACTCTGGTATATTTTAACTTGTAACTGGTGACTGCTGACTAGCGAGTGCAGTTGTTGAGTCGAGACTATGGGTCGCGCCCATTAAAATCGCACCAAGTGCCCAAAAGCCACTGGGCGGGATGTCGACATTCCTGCTTCTTAACAGTGGCTTTTGGTTTTAGACATAAAAAGAAAAGCCCCCCACCCAGGATTTCTCCTGAGCAGGGGGCCATTGCCTCGCGCTTATGGGTTACTTAGACCCACGACCAAACTCTGTTGCCTTTGGATCTAGCCATTTAAGGACTGGACCTGCGATAGCAGCAACTGCTGCCATTGCTAACTTCTTTGGATCTGTCTCACCTGCAAGATAGAGAGCAATCACTGCTGCCACTCCTGCACGTAGATAGGTTGCGAGTACTGCCTGTGTCTTTGCGTTCATTTGTTTTCCTTTTTCTTAGGTAAAGGTTTAGGTAACTTAGCCTTTACTTTGTTGATGGCCTTTGGCTGGGGCAGCCAAGGGAACCAAGGCGAAGTATCGTTGCCGCACTCTTCCTTGATGGAAATATGTAGGTGCTTGTTGTGTGGGTTGGAGCCGGTATAGTCGCGGTTACCCTTTTCCTTTGACCAGATCTTTCCCTTGAATATCAGGTACTTAACGCGTGGATCTGATTGCAGTTTAATAAAGGCAAATGCACAATCAATACCTTTTTCTGGATCGTGAGTGATATCTACTGCAAAGCCTGAGTTGTGATCTGAGTTAGGGTTCTGATGGACGTGTGCCTTCGATGGCAGTAACCCATCTGATGCCTTCTTGCGCTTAGGAAAGTGTGCCGTTGCCTGACGCAGAGCTGCGATAGCAGCAGGGGTAGCCTTCTTTGCTAATGGGATCATAGGTCCTTCTTCTGTACTAGGATCTGGTAGAGAATTTCAACCTTCTCTTCTAATCGGATGACTGAATCCTTGAGACTAGACCCAGAGTTTGGTTTAAGTTCGTTAAGGTAATGCTTAACTAACCAGCGTACTGCCGTAGCAAAACCACCGATGATAGTTACTACTGCTACTGCTACCGTTGCATAGTCTTGTGCTTGCATTAGACCGTCCGAATCGTGACTAGAAGTGTGCCGCCAAAGCCAGAGAACCTTTTATCCTCTGGAGTTTTGTTAATGAAATCCATCTCTTCGATGATGCCTAGGTATTCCTCACCAGTTCTAAAGTCCTGGACTCGGATAGTGTCACCAACATTTTCAATAGCTTCTAGTTGAGACATACGCTCATAGGCAGATCCTTCATAGCCCACTTCGTTGCTGAACTTATCGCTCTCGTGGTCATAGCAGAATACTGGGTATTGGATCAGGCGCTGACGGGGAACTGCTGGCAGTGACTTCAACTGATAGCCGGTAAACAGTGGTCCCTTGCTTGAATCAGTAGTTGATCGAGTCATAGTAAACTTAAATCCTAGATACTCTTGTGAAGTAGTTGGGTAGTTTACGTTGATCTCAGGAACTGTTGTTCCTTGTGAGAATGTACCGATATTGTATGCGGTATCTCTTGAGTCAATAGACTCGATAGCAAGACCACCATTGCTTGTATCAATACGAGCTTGTAGCAGTTTATAGATCTTAGTTTCAAGTGTGTTGTAACGGATATAACCAGTACGTAAGTATCCTTCTGATACTAGAGTACTTGCAGATTCAATCCATATTCCATCACCTGGTACACCAAAGATAACCCTATCGGTACTACCAAGGAAGTCTATAGATACTGGGTTAGCAGTCTCACCGCTTGCATAAACATCCCAAGCGTAGGCAAAGATAAGGCTGTTAGGAACTACTGGCTGTGATAAATCAATACGAATTAGACCTGATTCAGTACCTTGCAAGGTTGTTACGTAGGCAAATCTATCCTTGAAAGTAACGCTCTTGCACTCTGTCTCCATTAGCAATGGTCCATAGCTGACATCACCATCGGCAGATACCACTGCAACTCTTACACCCTTACTGGTGCAAAGAACTCCAAAGGTTCCAAGGTATACATCAAAGGAGTTGAGTATCTCACCTTCTGGTAAATCAACTACAACAGTAGGTGTCTCTAACGTTGGAAAACCTAGAGCGTTAGGAGTGGCAGTATCTAAGGTAATCTTGTATAGAGATGACTGAGATCCAGCATAGCCACCAACATAGAAAGCAGCAGGTCCTTCAGATATGGTTGTCCATATCCACGATGGATTTGGGTGTTCATAAAGTGCAGTAGGTAAAGCGTGGCCACCTGAAGTGGTTGCCTTATTAGAATCTAACTCGTATAGATCCCTATCAACTCCAGCTAGTAAACGTTGCTTTGCATATCGCAGTACTACTGTAGTTACTGGTCCACTAAGATCGTAGATATGACCATCAGATGTGGTACCAAAAATATTACCTCTATGGATGCGAGCATTATCTGCTGCAAAATACCGAGTACCATCAGATGTAAGAGACTTAAAATCAAGTGTATGTGGAGATGTTACCAAGGTGTAGGTAGTAACGGTAGGCGTATCACCACTCATAGTGAGTTTCTTTAGATCAGGTCCTTCAGTAAAGACAACTGCATCTACGTTATTGGTATTGTCTCTAGCACCAAATAAGGATAGGTTGGTTGCCGTTGCAGGTTCAGCTCTGACTGTAGTGTTGAGCAGAGTAGCCTGTCCTCTAGTCCAGACATCTAAACCCTTAGACTCTGTGTACTGAAAGCGCAGTGACTCTTCTTGGATAGGCTCAAAATACTTAATCCCCGCTCCTAAGTGGAACGAGGATTGAGATCTAACCCACCAGCCGGTGAGCGTCTGCTCACCAGGTTCACGCGTCTGGTCAATCTGTTGCTTACGATATTGCGCTGTGACTCGACGGTAAGGTTGCTCATCAGATGCTGCAAGAAAGAACGGTAGCCCTGCAAAGGCTACTTCGTAGGCTGGCCCAGTTAAAATATAGGCAGTAGATCCTGCAGGGTTGGAGAGTGCATAGGGGATTCCCTCGGTTATGTCATCGCCGTATGGCATTATGTCTCCTTATGATTGTTCTTTGATTTTGTATTTCCAGAAAGAAGCTATGGTGTATCTCATATTTTCTTCAACTTTAGTTACACCGTGTATATGGTTAACATCTCCTGGGTGTACGGCAAGTTTTCCGGTCTCAGGTTTTACTTCAATTCCATAATCTGGATAATAGGTTTTACCACCAGTATAATTTTCATTCAGGTATATGACAGATCCAAAAGCATTATCTTCATAACCTTTGGTATCTGTGTTGGTCATATCGTCTGCGTGTGGTGGTTGTTCCATTCCAGGAAACCAGCGACATATTGAAATTGCACCTGGGGTAAGGTCTTTATCAAGTTCATATTCTTTAATAATAAAATCTTTAATCCTAGCAATGATATCAGAAAAAAGGTTTGCTACTTCTAAACCAAATTTATCTTTAACACTGTGATAACTAATAATTCTATTATCCCAAAACTCAACAGGTGATTTCTCCCAAGCATCTGTATCTTGTATTAATCCAAGAAATGTATCTACTTCTTCTTTGGATAGAAATTCGTTTTGAGTTTTTGCATTAAACATTTTTACCACTTTCCTATTGGACAATTTGCTTCTGCAAGTTTAGTTTTCATATACATAAAACAACCACATTTCTTGCAGGTGGATGTCAGTTCTACAATCTCTGGACAACCTTTGCAGATTTCAAATCTTCTCTCTGCTTCTTCGGCTGTGGATCTTGGTGCTCCGTTTACCATATCCCAAGGTTTTACATTGCTCATTAGATTCCTTCCTTAGCAAGGCAAAGTTGGATATGCAGGATACCCGCTTGTAGAACAAACTGTAACAAAAGTTGAACTACAGAACGTATCGTCAGTAGTACTTGTGTAACGATATTGCCTTGGTGTTTCACCAGGTTCTTCTTCGTAACCAGAGCAGTACCAAGTTGTAGTTGGTGGTGGTGGTGGTGGCGGAGGCGGAGGTGGAGGTGGAGGTGGAGGTGGAGGTGGTGGGGGTGGAGGAGGTGGAGGTGGGGCAACTGGTGTAACGCTATTTGAAGCCGTAGATGTATCTGACGATACGCTGTATGGAGTGTTAGCGATTACAGTAAAAGTATAAGCGGTACCGTTTGATAAAGAACTTACAGTAATTGGTGAGACAGTATTGGTGCCTGTATAACTTCCAGGATTAGATGTAGCAACATAGGTTGCTGTACCAGTCTTACCTTCATAGGCAGGTTCAGTAAAGCTGACAGTTGCTGAGGCATTGCCAGCACTAGCGCTTACAGAAGTGGGTGTGCCTGGTTTCTTTCCACCAGAACTATTGTTTCCAATTATTGGCATTAAGCGCTCAAATCGCCAATAAGAACCCAAGTATCTGTGGCGCGTTTAATTAACGTAGCAGATGACCATTGTGCTCTTAACTTCAATCCAGGAGTAGCATTAACGGTTACTCCGCTTGTAGCCGCTACAGTTGTTTGACCGGCGCCAGTTTGAAGGATGTTGATCTGCGCTCCCACTGGGTAGGCAACTGATGAGTTTAATGGAATAGTAAATGTATTAGCAGAAGCATTGTTCATTTCAACTATTTTATTATTATCTTCAAGTACTGAAGTATAAGTTGTGCCAGTCTGAGCATTGGTGGCAAGGTTAATTACTGATGTTCCAATAGTAGCCCCGTTAATTACTGGGCTAGTAAGAGTTTTATTAGTTAAAGTATCTGTAGTTGTTCTGCCAACCAAGGTGTCGGTAGCAGCAGGTAGCGTAAGCGTTGTGGTGCCAGCTACTGCAGTTGCTTGTATTGTAGTAGTTCCAGATGTAGATCCAGTAAATCCTAATGATGATAAAGGTGAAGAACCATTACGGAAGAAGATCAAGTCAGATGATGTAAGCACGTGCTTGATTGTTGCACCAGCACTGTGTGCGATACCAGAGACTCCAGCAGTTCCTGTTCCGGCCTGACCTCGACTGATGGTGAGTGTGTCGCCAGATACGCCTGTTACAAAAACAATCTCTTCGTTAACCGTATCTACATCTATCGCAACGGTAAAGATATCTACGTTACCTGCAGCAAGTGTTACACCACCTAGCAAGGCTGTAACGTCACTAACTGATGGAAGAACCATAGTAGTAGCGGTAGTATTAATACCACTGTTAAGCGTTGTTGCAACGCTAATACTTGAATACTGTCTAGTCATAGTCTGCCTTACTTTGTGTAGTGGATACGGATTGGGTACTTGTCTTGAAGTTTAAGCGCCTCATCATTGAGTCTCTGCTGATATAGAGCATAGATGTATCGGGATGAAGCAACGCCTGCACTGCTTGGAATCTTGGTATCGTTTAGATCAGCTTCTGCTGAACTTAGATTGATACGTCCAGAATCTACATAAGATAGCAACTTGTAGCAGGCTCCTAAGATCACTACCTCAACAGATGATTCAGGTAACCCTGTTACATCCGCGTAGTCATCTGTATTGTTATCTAAAGTATTTGCAGTAGTTGTGTAGTAGACCTGCACTGTTCTACCAGGCTGGATGTTTTCGTAAATGTTTACTGTGTTTGTTGTATTAAACGTTGCAACGTTTGCCATTGGATCTGCACGCCAACGGTTGATAGGTAGCCACTCAAGGCTTGAACCTGTTGTCTGCCAAGACATATAGAGGATTGATTCAAGATCATCAGGCAGGGCATAGGTTGTCTGGCTTGCATTAAAGGTGAAGGTATAAGAAGAGACAGCCCAGAGTTTAGGATAGAGGCTATTGATAACATCATTGATAGCCTTCTTGATTGTTACTCTTGGGAAGGTTGGAGTAAGAGTGATCTGTGCGTACTGGCTGTGAGGTGCAGGCGATGTGCCTTGGTATCCTCGACCAAATCCTGGAGCTGCATTAAGTGTGCTGCTTGTCTGGCTAAAGTTGTCAATCCAGATAAGTTCATCATCAATTTCGATAATACCTTTGGCTAGATTGGCAGATGAACCGATGCCGATAGCCGTTGCTGTTGTGTTGATAGCTGATGTTAGGTATGTGATTCTATCTTGACGCAGGGTATAACCTGCTAGAGATGAGCGAACCTCATCAACCATATCATTTAGTGTTGGCATTATTTCCTTTCATACCAGCCATCTCCCCATA